GGTGATATCTTATAGAAATATTCTAAAGGTTAGGTTTCCGGTTTATCAACTTGGCTCCGGAAACTGGGAAAGACAAGATGGATTATTATTTATAGAGGGCAGCATAGTTGACGATAAAAACATGCCGGGAGATACATTAGGTATTCGTCGACTACAAACCCCTCATAAGAACTTATATGAGTTAAGGTCTCAAATTGATACACTAAGAGGTATACTTAAAAGCACAGACTCACACTTTATAGACAGCAACGGAATGCCTTTTATTTACGAAAAAAGCAAATTCTGTAAGCTAAAGTACTATAAAATAAAAAGAGTTATTAGAAAAGAAGACTGCTCTTTACTTGTTCTAGCAAATGTAAAACAACATTTTGTTGTTCCTCGACCTCCCTCAGAGGATGTACTGTACGCAGGGCTTCTGCACTATGGAGAACTGCCCTGGATATTATATAACTACGCGGAAGAAAGGCCGCTTGATACAAGAAGAAAAGTATGAAAGCAGTTCTTAGTAATCGCATATTTATGGAGTGTACTCCGGAGTACCGAAAGGTGCTCTCGGACGAGCTTACATATACGATAGCAACACAAAACCCTAACGATCCACCGCAAGTTATTAAAAATCTGCAGCGGGTGCGCGAAAATCTGGTATCTATACCAATCGGACGTACGGACCTTATACCAAATGACTATGAAATTGTTGAAAAGAGGCTGCATATTCCTGTTGATTTTCCTGAGTTTGGCTTTGAGCTACGGGCCAGCCAACAAGAGGTTTACGACCAGTTGGATGATAACTCTATTATCAACGCCTGGGTCAGTTGGGGTAAGACATTTACAGGCCTCGCAATTGCAGGAAAACTCGGACAAAAAACACTTGTTGTAACACACACAGTGCCCCTCAGAAATCAATGGGCCAAGGAAGTGGAGAAAGTTTATGGATTTAGTCCCGGCATTATTGGGAGTGGTAGGTTTGAGCTTGATAGCCCTATTGTTATTGGGAATACTCAAACTTTGTATCGGAATATCGAGAAAATCAGAAAAGAATTCGGAACTATAATACTCGACGAAATGCACCACGTTTCGTCACCTACCTTTGCTAAAATTATTGATACTAGTCATGCTCGATACAAGATTGGGCTTTCTGGTACAATTGAGCGCAAAGATGGAAAGCATGTAGTATTTCGTGATTACTTTAGTCCGAATATATTTAAACCGCCAAAAGAAAACTTTATGACTCCTAGTATACACATATACAGATCAGAGGTACGGTTTCCAGACGGCGCAAACATACCGTGGGCAAAACGAGTCAACACAATCGCAAATAACGACGAATATCGGCACTCTGTGGCCATGTTAGCGGCTGCATATGCAGCGCGAGGTCATAAAGTACTCGTAGTGTCAGATCGAGTTCACTTTTTAAAGAGCTGCGCCGAACTGACTGGTGAGAAATCTATATGTGTTACAGGCGAGGTACCACATGAGCAAAGAGAAGCGCTCATAAATGAAATATTACACGGAGATAAGAATGTTTTATATGGAACTCAAGCAATTTTTAGCGAAGGCATTTCGGTCAATACTCTTAGCTGCCTTATTCTTGCAACCCCTATTAATAATGAACCTTTACTTACCCAGCTCATCGGAAGGGTTGTACGCAAGCATGAGAAGAAAAGAGATCCAGTAATTATTGATATTCATTTAAGAGGAAAAACAGCCCAGAGACAAGCATCCAACAGAATGGGCTATTACATGAAACAAGGTTATTCAATTAAACAGCTCTGAGCATAGAAATTTAGTTCTTGACTTTTGTTTCAGATGAGAGTATAATATGTTATTCTACGATTGGGAAAAGATCTTTGATGCCTCAGACGGAAATCCACGTTCTATGTATCTCATTCTTAAAATGATGACACAGAACTCAATTCCGGATAGTCGGCACTCTGAGATTTATAAATACAGTTTTAAAAACTTTTCGGGTACATCATTTTTGATACACCCGGATGTGCTTTTGTACAATTCGTACAAGCACAGTTATCGTGAGATAGCCCAGTATCTTGCTTTAGCTTCCATGCGTCCGTTAGCGGACTATACAACAACTGGGGAATCTTCTCTAGACGTTCGACTTGTCGAATTTGATTTAGAGCTTATTACAACTAACAGCCTACTTAATATAAAGAATGGTAAAATACATTTTCTATATGAAGAAGCCAACCAGGAGACAATACACTAATGGCACTATCCTTTAACAAAGCCGCAGGCGGCGCAAAAAAATCATCTATTACTTCTTACTCTTATCGTGACGGCGACAATGAGCTACGGCTTGTTGGAGACGTTCTAGCACGTTATGTTTACTGGCTAGAGGGTAAAAATGGTAAGAATATTCCTTTCGAGTGTCTTTCGTTTGACCGCAACGAAGAGCGATTCAATAACAAAGAAAAAGACTGGATTCGTGAGTACTACCCCGATCTAAAGTGTGGCTGGAGCTACGCTATGCAGTGTCTTGATAATGGCGAAGTAAAAATCGTCAATCTCAAGAAGAAGTTGTTTGAAGCAATTCTTACTGCAGCAGAAGACTTAGGCGACCCTACTGACCCAGAGACAGGCTGGGACGTTAAGTTTAAGCGCGTCAAGACTGGACCACTACCGTACAATGTAGAGTATCAACTACAGGTCTTAAAGTGCAAGCAACGAGTACTTAGCGACAGTGAAATGGCTGCTATTGCAGACTTGAAGTCTATGGATGATGTTATGCCTCGTCCTACCCCCGACGCACAAAAAACACTGCTTGACGAAATTCGAGAAGTCTCATCTGAAGATATGGATGAGAGCCTGGAAGATGAGTTCAACATCGGATGATTTTATTCACGGCAGACTGGCATATAAAGCTAGGTCAAAAGAATGTTCCACGAGAGTGGGCATTAAACCGCTACCGTCTATTCTTCGAGCAGATACATTCTCTTGAAAAACAGTGCAATATGCACATAATAGGTGGCGATCTTTTTGACCGTCTGCCGAACATGGAAGAGTTGGAGCTGTACTTTTCGTTTATTCGGAAAGTACAGATTCCAACTGTTATCTATGACGGTAATCATGAAGCAACAAAGAAAAACAAAACATTTTTTACACAACTAAAGCAAGTATCTCGCGATATAAACCCTCTCGTACAGATAGTAGATATGTCATACTACGATAATGACTTTGGGTTTGGAATACTACCGTACGCAGATCTTCATCGTAAAAATGCTATTGAACTGTTTGACGCAAAGATGCCTTTGTTCACTCATGTTCGAGGAGAAATACCTCCACACGTCAAGCCAGAGGTGGACTTAGACAGGTTCGAGGACTTTCCCGTAGTTTTTGCTGGCGATCTTCACGCACATAGTAATACTCAACGAAACATTGTATACCCAGGAAGCCCTATGACTACTTCGTTTCATAGGAACGAAGTCAAGACCGGCTACCTTTTAATAAACCCAACAGACTGGTCGTGGATGTGGGATGCTTTCGAGCTTCCTCAACTTATTCGTAAAACAGTCTCTAGTACTGATGAAATGGTTCCTACAGAGTGGCACCACACTATCTACGAGATAGAAGGTGACATGCAAGAACTTGCAAACGTAAAAAACAATGAACTGCTGGATAAGAAAGTAATTAAACGAAGTACTGAAGCAACTCTTGTTATGGACAAAGAAATGTCTATTCAAGAGGAACTAGTAGAGTACTTAACTTATATTCTAGAAATACCAGATTCACGGATACCAAAAATAGTAGGTATATTTAATGATTACGCTTCAAAAATTGAAATGGAGTAATTGTTTTAGTTACGGCCCAGATAACGAGCTAGACCTAGGCAGTAATACGGTCACACAGCTTGTTGGTACTAACGGGATGGGGAAGTCCTCTATCCCGTTAATTATAGAAGAGGCTTTATACAACAAAAACTCAAAAGGCATTAAAAAAGCGGACATACCAAACCGCTATGTAAACTCGGGGTACAACATACATCTTGAGTTTACAAAAGACGAGAATAAATATGATGTTATTATTGATAGGAAGTCTAGTATTAAGTTGCGTCTGCTGGAAAATGGGGAAGATATTAGCTCTCATACAGCGACCAATACATACAAGACACTCCAAGATATTGTTGGAATCGACTTTAAAACCTTCTCTCAATTGGTATACCAGAGCACAAATAGTAGTTTACAGTTTCTTACTGCGACAGATACGAACCGTAAAAAGTTTCTCATTGATCTTCTCCACTTAGAGCACTATGTAAAGCTTTTTGATCTATTCAAAGAAGAAGCAAGAAAGAGTACTATAACTCTTAATAGTATCGAATCAAAAATAGCGACAATCGAAAAGTGGCTAAATGATAACAAATTGAGTGATACAACCATACTGCCTGTGTCTGAAATTTCAATTGAGACGGGTGAAGACGAACAAGACCTCGCCAACCTTATGAGTGAAATTAAAAATATCTCTGAAAAAAATAAAAAGATTTCTCAGAATAATACTTATAAAGACTTGCTGTCTAAGATTAATATTGAAGATGCTCAGAGTTGTAAAGTTTCTGGTATTAAATCGTATGACGAGCTACAGGCAGAAAGCGGTAGCTTAACACAAGCAGCAGCGGGGTCTCAACGACTTTTAAACAAGCTAAGTGGGCTAGGAGCACATTGCCCAACTTGCGAGCAGTCCGTAGACAATGCTTTTATACGAAAGCTCATTAACGAAGAAGCGGATAAAATAACGGAGGCAGAGAAAAAGCAAGATGAAATTAAGCGAAGAATACTCGAAATTAAACGAAACAATGCGGACTACCAATCTGCACGAAAAATTCAGCGCGACTGGGAAGATTTATTCAGAAGTATCGACCAAAGCCTACCAGCGACTGTGCTGGACCCTGTCGAGCTTAAAAGCAGGGCAGAAGAAATTTCGAAAAGAATATCAGAAGCAAAAGAAGAACTACAGCGCGTCTCAAAACAAAACGAGTCCATAACTCGTCGCAACACTCGAATACAAGTAATACTCGAGCAAACAGAGCAGTTTGAATCCGAGTTATTTGAACTAAACGAGTTAGTTGATCTGGAGACAGATACTGCAAGTAGTCTAGAAGTTTTAAAGAAGTCTTTTAGCACGAATGGATTACTTGCATACAAGATAGAGAATTTGGTAAAAGTGTTGGAAGAACTCACAAATTACTATCTAGCAGAACTGTCCGATGGTCGTTTTACTTTGGAGTTTGTAGTTACAAATGATAAACTTAATGTTCAAATCACTGACAATGGTAACATTGTGGATATTCTTGCTCTCTCTAGTGGAGAACTGGCAAGGGTGAACACTGCTACTCTCATCGCTATACGCAAATTGATGAGTAGTATATCAAAGTCTAGAATCAACATACTATTTCTAGATGAAGTTATTGCGGTACTTGACGATGCAGGAAGAGAAAAGCTCGTAGAGGTACTTTTACAGGAAGATTTAAATACTTATGTTGTCAGCCACGGGTGGACACACCCTTTGCTTGACAAAGTAGAAGTAGTTAAGTCAGGTAATATTAGTAAATTGGAGCACTGATGGGACACGTACGACGCATGCAACATAATCGTAGGCGACAAATCCACGAGATGATAAAGGAGAGAGAACTTGAAGAACGTAATAGCAGACAGCATGATGAGCTATCTAGCGGGGAAAGTGAAGTATCACAAAGCGAATGTATTGATCTACATGAAAAGTCCAGTAGGGATTGGAGAGCATCCTGATATTCTTGGAGCAATTGAAGAAGAGTTATCAAAGGCTGCCGAGTATGCAGAAAAGTATGAAATGCTGGGTAACATTCTGATGGGTAGTGATGTAGATGGTTGATAGTAGAGCTAAAGGCGCAAGAGGTGAGTATCTTGTAAGAGATATGTTGCGTGAAGCCACAGGTCATCAGTTCGAGAGAGTGCCCGCATCCGGTGCTCTTGAGTACCTAAAAGGAGACATATACGTTCCTCACGCAAAGAATCGTTTTTGCATAGAGGTAAAAAATTACGAGAAGTCTCCTCTTTCAGATAAAATATTCACAGCACCAAGAACAAACAACTTAATTAAATGGTGGAAGAAATTAGAACAGCAAGCAGAAGGCGGCGGCCAGGAGCCTTTATTGTTTTTTAAATACAATCGGTCAGAGGTATTTGTTGTTACTAATATTCTTCCAGAAGTCACAGACCATTGGATTTATATAGAATGGTTGCAGTGTCATGTGCTACTTGCAAAAACATGGCTTGCAGAAGAAAAAGTAGGGTTTTTATATGGCGTTTAATTTTACAGAAAAAATTACAGAAGGCCCCTCAACACTAGTAGTAGACTCTTTAAACTTAGCATTTCGTTGGAAGCATCAAGGTCGTACAGACTTTCGATATGACTTTCAGAAAACAGTAGAAAGTTTAGCAGAGTCTTACCAGTGTAAGTCAATTATAATTACAGCGGACTGGGGGTCTTCAGCTTATAGAAAAGTAATCTATCCAGAGTATAAGCAAAATCGAAAAGATAAGTTTGCAGATCAAACAGAAGAAGAAAGAATTGCTTTTGAAGAATTTTTTGCAGAGTACGAAGCATCCTTAGATGTCTTAGCAGAAGATCATTTAGTACTAAGGTACTACGGAGTAGAGGCGGATGATATCGCAGGATACTTAGTAAAACATAAAGAAAGGCATAATCTAGGAAGAATGTGGCTTATATCTAGTGACCGAGACTGGGATCTTCTTATTCAAGAGGGTGTTAGTAGGTTTTCTTATGTAACACGAAAAGAGGTCACACTAGAAAATTGGAAGACTCACTATAATGTTACTCCCGAAGAGTACATATCATTAAAGTGTCTAGTAGGGGATAAAGGAGATAACGTTCCAGGTATCCCCGGTGTAGGCCCAAAGAGAGCAGAAACTTTAATTAAGGCGTATGGCGACGCTTTAGACATTTATAACCAACTCCCTATTGCAAGTAATTATAAGTATATTCAAAATTTGAATCAAAATGCAGAACAATTACTGGCCAATTATGAGTTAATGGATATACTTACTTATTGCGAAGATGCAATAGGAATGAAGAATATTCCTGATATAGAGAATAGATTGTATGAGCGTTGAAATTGATTTTAGAAGAGACCGCTATCTTTCAGAGTTTAGTATTAAAACTCTGCAAGATAGGTATTTAGTAAACGGGGAAGGATCCCCACAGCAGGCGTTTGCACGAGCAGCGGAAGCCTTTGCGGATGATGATGCACATGCCCAACGGCTGTATGACTATGTTAGTAAACTATGGTTTATGTTCAGTACCCCTATCCTCAGTAACGGTGGTACTAAGCGCGGGCTCCCTATTAGTTGTTTTCTTAACTATGTGGATGATAGTAGACGAGGTATTACCGACCACTATACAGAAAATGCTTTTCTTTCTTCTGTTGGCGGCGGGGTCGGCGGCTATTGGGGAGACATACGTTCAGTTGGTTCTAAAACCTCTAATGGTTCCGAGTCTACTGGGGTAATACCTTTTATGAAAGTAGTGGATGCAGAAATGCTCGCATTCTCACAAGGAGTTACACGTCGGGGAAGCTACGCGGCATATCTGCCGATGAATCATCCCGAAATTGAGGAATTTTTAGATGTTCGAAAGCCTACTGGCGGTGATATTAACCGTAAGTCTACTAATCTTCATCATGGCGTCGTTATACCTGACACTTTCATGGAACTCATCGAAGGAGCCACTAAGGCGGAGGGATTTGATGATAGCTGGGATCTTGTGGATCCTAATTCTGGACACGTAACAAAAACTGTATCAGCAAAAACACTTTGGGTGAAGTTAATTCAAAATCGTGTCGAAACTGGAGAGCCTTACATTATGTTCGGGGACACCGTACAAGCAGGGCTCCCAGAGTGCCAAAAGCAGCTTGGCCTTCAAGTGCACCAGTCTAACTTATGTAGTGAAATTACACTACCAACAAACGAAGAGCGTACAGCAGTATGTTGTCTATCAAGTGTAAATCTTGAAGAATATGACGAGTGGAGTAATGATCCTAATTTTATTCCAGACCTTGTACGTATGCTAGATAATGTAATTACTTATTTTATTGCTCATGCTCCAAATGAGCTAGAGAAAGCACGATTTAGTGCAGAAAAGGAGAGAAGTATTGGCTTGGGGGCGATGGGGTTTCACGCCTATTTACAACGGCACAACATTCCGTTTGAATCGGCAATGGCGAAAGGACGTAATATGGCTATGTTCTGGCATATTAAGTCTGCTGCGGAGACTGCCTCGCGCACTCTTGCGGTGGAGCGAGGAGAAGCGCCCGATGCAGAAGGTACGGGTATGCGTAATTGTCACTTGTTGGCTGTTGCTCCAAATGCTTCGTCTAGTATTATCTGTGGCAACACTAGCCCTAGTATCGAGCCTTACCGTGCTAACGCATATTCACAGAAAACTAAAAGTGGTACCTCTCTACAGAAAAACGAATATTTGGAAGACTTACTTCGGGACTTAGGAATGGATACCGATGATGTATGGAAAAGTATTGTTACAAACGGCGGATCAGTAGCGCACCTAGATTTCCTTGATGACTGGACAAAAGATGTGTTTAAAACTGCTGTAGAGATAGATCAGCGATGGGTTATAGATATGGCAGCAGATCGGCAAAAGCACATTTGCCAGAGTCAGTCTCTTAATGTCTTTTTTCCTTCGGATGTGTCAAAACAAGAACTACACGCCGTTCACATGGCCGCGTGGAAAAAGAAAGTAAAAACTTTATATTACTTACGAAGCGAAGCGTACAAGCGAGCAGAGACAGTATCAGACGAAGCACTAAGACAGCGTATTTTTGATTCTATGGATGAAAATGAATGTCTAGCGTGTGAGGGTTAAGATGAACGTAGAAATTTATGGAGCAGACGGATGCGGCTTTTGTGATAAAGCCGTAGACCTCGCAGAAGAGTTGTGCCTCGATTATACTTATATTGACGCCAACCAAGCAACAATTGAATTTAGTAGATTATTTCCCGGCGCTAAAACCGTTCCTCAAATAAGAGTAAATGGTGAATGGGTCGGAGGATATAGCGACTTCGAAGAAGTCATGGAGAGCTTTTAATGAATCTTCTCACTGAAAGAGAATATTATAAACCTTTTAACTACCCTTGGGCTTTTGAGCACTATAAAAGTCAACAGCATATGCACTGGCTACCAGATGAAGTGAATCTTGCTGACGACTTAAAAGATTTTCGAGAAAACCTTACTCCGGGCAATAAAAAATTATTGACTCAAATTTTTCGATTCTTTACACAGGCAGACGTAGACGTATGTTGCGGCTACGCAAAGCACTACCTGCCTACATTTAAACAGCCTGAAGTAAGAATGATGCTTTCTGCTTTTGCTGCAATGGAAGCAGTGCATCAAGAAGCGTACTCACTACTGCTCGAAACTCTTGGGTTTGGAGATGATGAGTACCAAAAGTTCATGGACCATAAAGCAATGATGGATAAACACGAACATTTATCTACCTTTGGTATGGATACACCCATGAACATTGCAAAGACTATGGCGATTTACTCCGGATTTACAGAAGGGGTACAATTATTTAGTAGCTTTGCTATTTTACTTAACTTTCCGCGACACAACCTTATGAAAGGAATGGGACAAATTGTTACCTGGTCTATTCGAGACGAAACTCTCCACGTAGAAGGTATGTCTCAACTATTCCGAACTTTCATACAGGAGAATCCTGAGTTGTGGAACGATGAGCTAAAGTATGAAATTTACTGTGCAGCAGAACGGACAGTAGAGCTAGAGGATGCGTTTATTGATCTCTGCTTTGAAGGCGCGGATGTGCCAGACCTCACAGCAGCAGAAATCAAAGAGTACATTCGATACATTGCAGACCGACGCCTACTAGGGCTAGGAATGAAGAAAATTTTCCACAGCGAAGAAAATCCTTTACCGTGGTTAGACTATATGTTAAACGCAGTTGAGCATACCAACTTCTTTGAGAACCGTGCTACAGAGTATGCTAGAGCGAGCACGACAGGTAATTGGCAGGATGTTTTTAAATGAATGATACACCAGTACAAGAAACTGTAAAGATAGACGGAGTCGACCACGATATTCAAAGTATGTCCGACCGGGGCCGTCACTATCTTGCACAAATACGAGAGTGCACTAAAACTACCAGCGAGCTTCAGCTAAAGCTTGAAAGATCTGAAGTATGCAGAGTAGGGTTTGTAAATCTTTTAAAAGAAGAGTTAAACTCTCAAGAAGAAGAGAAAACCTCTGATGAGTAGCGACGGGGTCGAAATACCTTTAGCGGACGAAAGCGAGTGGGAGGATGAAAAAAATCCAGGCGGTTCTAGGGCAGAAGAGCCTACGATGGATATAAATCCTGAAAACTTTTCAGAAGAAGCAATAGGGTATCTTAGTCAAATGAAAGACCTGCAAGAGCAGCTAAAACAAGAGTACTTAAAAGTACAACGACTTGAAATGGCCATAAAAGGTTTTGCAGTTTCTCTTCAAGAAGAACTAAAAAAGGGGCAATAAGCCCCTTTTTTATTACCGTTATTTATTCGTTAATATCCCCAAACTACTACTTCATTCATTGATACAGTCCAACTACCTGTCTTGGTCAAAGAAAGTCTAAAATATAGATCGCTTGTATTAAGATTGTATGTATGGGACACTCCTTCTCCTGAGTTTGCTGAGGTAAGTCCTTGGTTTCCATGAGTTTGTGTCCATGTTGATCCGTCTGAAGATGTCTCTATCTTTGTAATATTACTAAAGGTGTCACTTCGAGAGTAGGGAGTAACGATAATTTTTTGTATATAGGACATCGCAGCCGAGCTACTATTTGTTGCATTACTAAAGTCGAAAGTTAATGTACCCGTTGAATTAAAACCGCCCCCTAACCAATAGTTAGTAAGTGTTGCTGTAGTTACGCCATCAAAAAGATTTCCGGGGTCATAATTAGTCAGATTTCCAGCGGCGGGATTCATTGTCAGCACCATGCCTGAGGGACTTGTATATGTATCAAGAGCACCATTAGTCGATCCGCCTCCTAATGAAAGTTGTGCATTAAAGCCTAGATCTACCGTTACATTTCGAGTTGTTACTCGATTTCCGTCAGATGCTCTAAGTCTTGCTACAAATTGTCCGGCATTACTTTGAGTAGTAGTAGGTGTAAATGTATACACCCCTGTAGTTTGATTAATAGTCGTAGCAGAAGCAAGTTGATCTGGGAGCGCTCCCCCAGAAGTGTTATACCGAATATCATAGTCGATATCAAAGCCTTCTGGGTCTACTGCGGTCATTGTAACTGTGCTCGTACTACCATCAGCATTTAAACCATGCGTTGTAACTGGCTCTGTAGTAACTCGAGGAGTTTCATCGCTTCCAGCGACTATACGGTCCCATTCTGTGCCGTCCCACATATAAAGAGCTTTAGTATCCTCGGTAACTGCAAAGTCTCCTAAAGTGTTTCCAGAGCTAGGAAAGGCTGCAAAGTCTGCATAGGAAGTTACTCCGCCCCCCGCTGAGGCTACGGCAGGAGCCCATACGCCTTTTGTTGCATTATAGGTGTAGCCCTGATAAGTAGCTCCGTCTGCAGGACTGTCTGGAAAATTTAATGCTGTCATTTTTTACTCCTTAAAATGTTATCGTTCCGTTGCTTGTAAAGGTGTATACGTACCAACCACTTCTACTACTAGTATCTACTGTTGGGCTGCCAGTTGTTGCTGTTGCTGCCTGTTGAGTTGCAATTATACAAACTCCATCAGCTCCGTTATTCGCAGAATTAGAAGTATAGTTTCCTCCGTTTCCTCCCGCCCCATAACTAGAAAGACTGCCATCTACATAAGAGCCTATACTTGTACTATATCCACCAGCGGGGCCCCCAGGAGCATAGAAAACACTAGATCCTGTAATTGTTGAAGCTTTACCAGCACCTCCAGCACCTCCAGCGGAACTAGTAGCCCCTTGTCCGGGGCCTCCAGCACCTCCACCACCTCCTCCACCTTTATTACTATAAGTAACTGAAGAACCATCATGTCCGAAGCCTACGCCTCCATAAGCATTTTGAGTAGATACTCCGTTGTCCGCAATACCCGCTCTACCAGTACCACCACCAGAGCCTCCATCACCGAGGTTGTCTGCAGGGTAGCCACCTCCACCACCTCCGCCTACAGAAGTATATACTAGTGTAGATCCTGCTGTAAATGTAGAATCTGTACCATTATCTCCTCGATTTGCTTGTACGTTGTCAAAAGCTCCTCCAGTGCCTATTACAATAGTATTTGTCTCACCAGCAGTAAAAGTGTAGTTTGTATTTAGTACAAGACCTCCGGCACCTCCACCACCGCCTCCATAAGAGTTACCCCCACCACCTCCGGCAGCAAGAAGAAGCTCTCCTATAGCATCGAATGCGAGAGAAATGTCTACAGTTCGTACACTACTTTTTACTCCATCTGAAGCACTTAGTCTTGCTTTAAAACTTCCTGCATTAGAACCAGTAGTAGAAGGGGTGAAAGTATATGCGCCTGTGGTTTGATTAATTGTTGTATCTGCGCTAAGCTGAGAAGGCCTTGCATTATTTGAAGTATTATATGCAATTCCATATTCTATATCAAAACCTTCTGGGTCTTGAGCAGTCATTGTTACGGAAGTAGTACCTCCTGTATGGTCTAAGCTGTGCGTAGTAGGCGGATCGGTAAGAATTACAGGACTTTCATCACTACCTGCGGCCATTCGATCCCAGGCGCTTCCATCCCAAAGGTACACAGCTCCCGTGTCTTGTGCAAATGCCAAGTCCCCTCCACTATTTCCAGAACTAGGAAAAGCCGCAAAGTTTGCATAAGAAGTTACTCCCGCCCCGGAAGCTTCAGCACCTGTAGCACCAGATACTCCTACCCACTGATTAGAAGAACCATCAGCATAGTAAAAATATAAAGTTCCAGAAGACGTATCAAACCAAAGATCCCCAGCAGTGGGATTTGAAGGGGCACTTGTGCTTGTAGATACAGGAGTACCTTCTTGAGGGTTCCACACTCCTGCAGTGCTATCATATGTAAATGTCTGTCCGGCAGCTGAGTGTGTAGCGCCATTTGACGGACTATTTGGAAAATTTATTGCCATTGATTGCTCCTTAGAATGTAATGCTGCCGTTTGAAGTAAATGTATAAACGGTATCTGATCCTACGGTAGTTACAGCAGGAGAGCCTGTTGTTGAGGTGGCTGCTCTAGGGGCTCGAATTATTACAATTCCACTGCCTCCAGCACCGCTAACAAGGCCATCTCCTCCACCGCCTCCTCCTGTATTTGCTGTACCAGATACAGCACCGCCATACCTATTACCTCCATCACCGCCACCACCATTGCCTCCCGGCCTACCAGTATTATTATATCCGCCTCCTCCGCCTCCTCCAGCATAGTAAGTTGCAGTACCTGTAATATTGTATTCAAGACCTACACCGCCCTCAGAAGTTTGGTCAGACCCGGAGCCTCCAGCGGCTCCAGCGCCTCCACCGGAGCCACCGTACCCTGTTCCGTTAGTGGGGGCTGTATAATCTCCAAGCCCCCCAGCATTACCCTGTCCTGCTGTACCTGCAGCCCCTGCAACTCCGTCGGGGCCTCCGCCTCCAGATCCTCCCACTAAAGGAACCACCCCATTTCCTCCACCGCCACCGCCACCAATAGCAGTAATAGTACCTATAGAAGAGTTTTGCCCACTATTACCTGCACCATTTCCACTTTTTGCAGCTCCTCCCGCTCCTACAGTTATAGTATGAGCGACATTTGTTTCAAAAGAGTGGCTTGAAGCATAGAGAAGGCCACCAGCACCTCCACCGCCTCCGGTATTGCCCACACCCCCGCTGCCGCCTCCAGCAACAATAAGGTAACTAGTAGATATACTGAATAATAGGTTAAAATTTACAAAACGAGTGGCACTAGTAATTCCATCGGTCGCACTTAAACGTGCTCTGAAACTTCCCTCGTTAGAATTACTTGCAGAGGGATCAAAAGTATAAGTACCAGTGGCTTGATCTATGACCGTATCTGCCGCTAGTTGGTCAGGTCTAGCATTCGTGGAGTTTGCATATGCAATACCATAAGTAATAGCAGTTCCTTCGGGGTCTACTGCCTGCATTTGTACAGTACTAGTACTTCCATCATTGTTTAAATTATGGGACGTGGGCGGCTCAGTATAAACTATCGGACTTTCCCCAGCGCTTCCAGCAACTATACGGTCCCATTCTGTGCCGTCCCACATATAAAGAGCTTTAGTATCCTCAGCAACTGCAAAGTCTCCTAAACTATTTCCTGAAGAAGGAAACCCAGCAAGGTTTGTATAAGATGTTGCACTGCCATCAGCACCAGCCGCACCAGCAGGCCCGGACACTCCAACCCATTGACTAGAGTCTGCATCTGTATAATAAACATACAAAGCATTAGTGTCCGACTTATACCAAAGGTCTCCTGCACTAGGGGACGAAGGTGCTGTGTCTGAAGAAGTCACCGAAGCGCCGCCTCCCCCGCCTCCGCCGGAACTCGCGGCTGCTGCTGTCCAATAACCCTTACTAGAGCTATAAGTATATGTAATCCCTCCGACATCTTGTGTTGCCCCATTTGACGGACTATTTGGTAAATTTACTACTGCCATTTTTTACTCCTTAAATTGTTATTGTACCGTTTGACAAAAATGTATAAACAGTATCGCTACCTATAGTTGTTACAGTTGGAGAGCCCGTGGTTGAAGTAGCTGCTTGAGACAGTCGAAGAATAACAATTCCTGAGCCTCCAGCGCCTCCGTTGTTTGCTCCACCTTTACCAGCACCTCCTCCGCCTCCAGTATTGGCACCACCAGCACCACCAGCGTTAGCTCCATCTGCTCCTGAATTTAGAGCCGAGCCCCCTCCTACACCATTTTGTTGATAGCCTGCACCACCGCCACCGCCACCGATACCACCATTCGACCAGTTTGTACCCGTGCCATTGTGAGCACCGCCACCACCGCCACCAGCCCAATAATAATTATTTCCGTCTATGTTTACTTGAACACCTGCGCCTCCTACTCCAGAGTCTGAACCATTTGCTCCGGGAGTACCCACACCCCCAGCACCACCACCGCCGCCGTGACCGTATGGATGAGAAGTGGTAGAGCCAATACCTCCAGCGTAGCCTTGATTTGCGGTTCCAGTGCCCC